CACTTCCTATAAACATGACTAGTCAATTAGCTGATTTAGAAAAAAAAGAATATGAAGAAGGTATGCTTGAACGTAGACTTGAAAATCAATTGTTTGCAGGCGGTGGTATAGCAAAAATAGCTGGTATAGATCAAGGCCCACCACCAGTAAGAGGACCAAATCCACAGGGGTTGCTATCCCTTAAAAACCGTGTTAGAAACTACTAGGAGTATTAAATGGCAGATATAGACAAAGGACTCCCGAACACTAGAAACAAACTTGAGATTCCTTCAGAAGAGGAATTACAAGATATTGCTGTTCAGGAACCAGTAGAAGAAAAAGGACCAATCGAAGTTATCCCTGAAGAAGATGGTGGCGTAACTTTAGATTACGAACCGGGATCAATCAACGTACCGGGAACAGAATCACACTTTGATAACTTAGCAGAACTTTTACCAGATGATGTTTTAGAACCAATCGGAAACGAGATGGTTCAAAACTACATGGATTACAAATCTTCTAGAAAAGAATGGGAGAACGCTTATACAACTGGATTAGATCTTTTAGGTTTTAAATACGAAAATAGAACAGAACCTTTTCAAGGGGCTAGTGGTGCAACTCACCCAGTTCTTGCAGAAGCAGTCACACAGTTCCAAGCACAAGCTTACAAAGAATTATTACCGGCAGACGGACCAGTTAGAACACAAGTTGTAGGAATTAAAAATCCACAGACAGAACAACAAGCAACTCGTGTTAAAGATTTTATGAATTACTTAATTATGGATCAAATGAAAGAGTATGAATCAGAGTTCGATTCTATGTTATTTCATTTACCATTAGCAGGATCAACTTTTAAAAAAATATACTATGACGTACCGATGGGACGAGCAGTATCTAAGTTTGTACCTGCAGATGAATTAATTGTCCCGTATACGGCTACCTCATTAGACGATGCGGAGGCAGTTATTCATACCGTAAAAATTTCTGAAAACGAATTAAGAAAACAACAAGTCAGTGGTTTCTACAGAGATGTAGAATTAGGTCCTCCAGGTACAGATAGTAATGGAGAACTAGAAAAAAAAGAACGTGAATTAGATGGCACAAAAAAAACAGGAAAGAACGAACCTGTTTATACTTTGTTAGAGTGTCATGTTAATTTAGACTTAGAAGGTTTTGAAGAAGTCGATGCTCAAGGTGAGCCGACTGGAATAAAATTGCCCTACATCGTAACTGTAGAAGAAGGCAATAGAAAAGTTCTTTCTATTAGAAGGAACTACGCGCCCGATGATCTAAAGAAAAATAAAATCCAATATTTTGTCCACTTCAAATTTCTGCCAGGACTAGGATTTTATGGCTTTGGACTCATTCATATGATTGGCGGATTGAGTCGTACGGCAACGGCGGCTCTCCGTCAATTATTAGATGCAGGAACATTATCTAACTTACCTGCAGGATTTAAACAGAGAGGCGTTAGAGTTAGAGATGAAGCAGCTCCAATACAACCAGGTGAATTTAAAGATGTAGATGCACCGGGTGGTAATTTAAGAGATGCATTCTTTCCATTACCATACAAAGAGCCATCTCAAACATTATTAAATTTATTAGGTATCGTTGTACAAGCTGGTCAAAGATTCGCGGCTATTGCTGACATGCAAGTTGGTGATGGAAACCAAGGAGCTGCAGTTGGAACAACAGTTGCTCTTCTTGAGCGTGGTTCAAGAGTTATGTCTGCAATACACAAGAGATGTTATGCAGCGATGAAAGATGAATTTAAATTACTTGCAAAAGTAGTTTCACAATATCTACCACCAGAATATCCTTATGACGTTGTAGGTGGTATGAGAAATGTTAAACAATCTGATTTTGATGATAGAATAGATGTGGTGCCAGTAGCAGACCCTAATATATTTTCAATGTCGCAAAGAATTACATTAGCACAAACACAATTACAAATAGCAACATCAAATCCACAGCTTCACAATATGTATCAAATATATCGAAATATGTATGAAGCTATCGGTGTGAAAAATGTTGATGCAGTATTACCTGCACCAGCGCCAATGGCACCAATGGATCCAAGTTTAGAACATATAAATGCTTTAGGTGGCAAACCTTTTCAAGCTTTTCCTGGTCAAGATCACAGAGCACATATCACAGCGCACTTAAATTTTATGTCAACTAATATTGTTAGAAATAATCCTGCAGTTATGGCAGCAATACAAAAAAATATTTTAGAACATATTAGTTTGATGGCACAAGAACAGGTGCAATTAGAGTTTAGAGAGCAAATGCAACAGATGATGATGATGCAACAACAAGCTGCTATGAATCCACAGATACAAGCACAGCTTCAAGCACTAACAAATCAGGTAGAATCAAGAAAAGCTATTCTGATTGCAGAAATGACAGAAGAATATATGAAGGAAGAGAAGGAAATTACGTCACAATTTGACAATGACCCTCTTTTAAAACTAAAATCACGTGAAGTTGACTTGCGTGCGATGGAAAATGAGCGTAAAAAGAACGCTGATAAGGCTGATGAAGACCTTGCAAGAGCAAAATTAATGCAAGCACAAGATTTAGCTGAAGATAAACTAGATCAAAACGAAGATTTAGCAAAATTACGAGCTGGAGTCAGTCTTGCAAAGTCAGGAGTTGATCAAGCAGCTGTTGTAATGGACGATAATTAATGTTAAGGAGATAATACTATGATGAACTATAAAAAAACAAAGCAAATAAACGTTCCAGAGCAGAATGTTGAAGTAGATCCTAGATCTAAAACAACTGCTGATGGTGCTTTTAACAATATTCCTACTGGAGACAAGGAAAAGGTTAGAGGAACTAAAAGAATGTTAGCTGAAAAGAAAAAAGAAGTTACTTGGTACTAAATTATGTGGTTATCGGCAATAAAATTAGCCGTTTCTGCTGGAAGTAAGATTTATGCTAACAAGCAGAGAACGAAAATGGCAATGTCAGATGCACAGCTCATGCATGCGTCTCGTATGGCCGAAGGAAAAGAAGCTTACCAAGGAAAACTTTTAGAAGCTAGACAATCGGACTGGAAAGACGAGGCAGTTTTAATAATTCTTAGTTTGCCCGTGGTAATTTTAGCTTGGGCAGTCGTATCGGACGATCCGGGAGCGATGGACAAAGTAAAATTGTTCTTTGAGATGTTTTCGCAGCTCCCGTCATGGTTCACTAATCTTTGGATACTTGTCGTGGCGAGTATTTATGGTATAAAGGGTACACAAATATTTAGAAACGGCGGAGGAAAAAAATAATGTTTAAAAAATTTGCACAACTTGTAGCAGGAAAAGCAATTAAATCTGTTAAACCAAATGTACCTACAACAAAAACACAAAAAAAAATAAGAGATTTAAAAATTGGTAATCAAAAATTAAAAAGTTCAAAAGCAAAATTAGATCAAACTATTTTTGAATTTAAAAATAAACAACCTATTACTTTTAAAACTAACAAGGGAAAATCAGAATCAAATAGGGAAGCTTATAAAAGAATACAAAAAGACAATACTAAAGCAATAAAAGGTATGATTGATAAAGCTTTTGAAAAAAAAGCTAACGGTGGTAGAATTGGTAGAAAATTTGGTGGACCAATGAAAAAGAAAACAAATGTTGATAAGATAAGAGAAACGTTTGCACCAAAAAATAAAAATTTAAAACCTGTAGATAAAAAGAAAAACCCAGGACTTGCAAAGTTACCAACTAAAGTAAGAAACAATATGGGTTATATGAAAAGTGGAGGAAGAGCAGGGTTCATGGGTGGAGGTGCTAGTGAAACAACTAGAGAAAAAGAAAAATTTCAATTAGATAAGAATATTAGTAAAGTTAAAGAAAAAATGAAAGGACTAAAACTAACAAAAACACAAGAAGAACAATTAAAAGATAGATCTAGAAAAATAGGAAGCAACGTATATAGAAGGAAACCATAATGTCTAGACCAGGTTTATATGCAAACATTGCAGCTAAAAAAGCTAGAATCAAAGCTGGTTCAGGTGAGAAGATGAGAAAAAAAGGTGCTAAGGGTGCACCGACTGCAAAAAATTTTAAACGAGCAAAACAAACAGCGAGATCATAATGACTAAACTATGTCCAAGAGGTAAAGCCGCAGCGAAAAGAAAATTTAAGGTATATCCGTCAGCATACGCGAACGCATATGCTAGCAGAATTTGTGCAGGTAAAATTAAAGATCCGTCTGGTGTAAAAAGAAAAGATTTTAAAGGACGTAAACCAGCAGCTGGTGGTGGAATGATAGACATGACTAGAATGAAATATTTAAAAGGAGGACAAGTATAATGGCAATGAAGGAAGATAGAGCAAGAGAAGGTAAAAAAGCTCAATATAAAAAAATGGGTTTTGGAGATCTTATGAAAGATGGAACAATTGATTTTGGAGATAAACATCCTCTTTTAAAAGCAAAAAAAGAAAAACAAAAAAAATACGAAAACCCTAAAAAAGATGAAAGATTTAATAAAGCTTTTAAAGATCGTATGAAAAAAGCAGGATTTAAAGATTCAGAAATTGGAGATACAAGATTAGCCAAAGGTGGAAGAGCCGGATACAAAATGGGTGGAAAATGTAAGTTAGCCATGAAAGGCAAAGGAAGAGCTTACGGAAAGAATTCGTAATGGCCAAAAATGGTCTTGATAAATGGTTTGCACAAAAATGGGTAGACATTGGTTCGAAAAAAAAAGATGGTTCATTTTCAAAATGTGGCCGTTCAAAACAAAAAGCAGATTCAAAACGTAAATATCCAAAATGTGTCCCACTTGCAAAAGCAAGAGGTATGTCAGAGGGTCAAAGACGATCAGCAGTTTCTAGAAAAAGATCGGTGGCACAAGGTGTTGGTGGTAAACCAACAAATGTAAAAACATTTGCAAAAAGAAAACAAGCTATGATGGGTGGATTCATGGGTAGAAGAATGGGTGTTAGATAATGAGAAGACAAGATAAAATGCCCGCAAGAAATAAAAAAAATTTCAGACCTACAAAGTCTGGAGCAGGTATGAC